ATATTGATGATTTAGTTAGAGAATTATCAGATGAAATAAGTAAATATCCAGATAAAATGTTCAAAATGGAATTTTTCTAAAAATTAGAAACCCTTATGTAGCAAGGGTTACGGGGTTTTGAAAATCCTTGTATAATTAAAATATAAAAATAACTTGACAAATGATTTACTGTTATGATATACTTATAAGATACACAAGAAATAAATAATTAGAAAGGAATAGATTAATTGAAGAATAAAGGTAAGTACAGAGTACCTATTAAGATTTCTAAACCACCCCCTATTCAAATAAATTTTCAAAAATTGTTATAAAAAATAAAATAATTATAAAAAGGATGATTAAATAAATGACTGAAAATAATGTAAATGATGCAAATACACTACTTAGAGAAGCTGATAATAAAGTAATTATTGAAGGAATTGTGTCCGAAATTAATATTGAAATAAAGCAAGTACAAGGTAAAGAAGCTATCACAGGAGATATTGTTATTCAAACAGGAGAAAATTCAATACACACTGTTGATGTTTTTGCTTACAAATTAAAGAAGGATGGAAACGATAACTCAGTTTTTAAGGGTTTAACAACTATTATGGATGACTATAAATCCATTGCAAAATATGGTAAAGAAGAAGCTGATAAAGTAAGAATTACTGGAGGTAAATTGGTAATTAATGATTATTATAATCCAGCAGGTGAGTTAAAAACAATTGTTAAGATTAATACAAATTTTGTAAATAGATTAAAAGCAGGAGAAGAATTTAATCCGAAAGCTGAATTTGAGGCAGAAGTATTCATACATAAAATTAATGATGAAGTGGATAAAAAGACTGGAGATTTAACTGGAAGGAAAATAATTAGCGGTTTAGTTCCAATTTATGATGGTAAAGTAGCTCCTATGAATTTTATTGTTGCCGATAAAGAATTAGTTATCGCTGTTGATTCTATGTATGAAGTAGGACAAACAATTAAAATTTATGGAGATCTAATTAATACAGTATTCACAACTACAAAAGTAACTGCTGTTGCAATTGGAAAGCCAAAGGAAATCACAACAACTATTACAACAAGAGAGATGATATTTACTGGTGGCAGTGAACCATATATCGAGGATAGTCCTTTAGTGTTTAATATAGAAACCATCAAAAACGCTATGATAGTAAGAGCAGAATATCTTGAAGAATTAAAAAATAAAAAATCGAATAATAATTCAAGTGTAAAAGGTACAGCTTCTACTCCAAAGAGTGGTAAAACATTACCATTCTAATAAGCAAAAATAAATAATGAGGATTGAATATATAATTATTCAATCCTCCAAATTGAAAGGAGATTATATGTTGGATATTTTTAACCCCCAAATTTCTGTTGTCGCAAAAGGTTTAGAAGGTAAAACAATTATGGTTTATGGAGGGAATAATTTAGGAAAAACTTTACAAGCAACAAGAATGAAGAAACCATTATATCTTCCATTTGAAAAAGGATTAAACGCAATTTCAGGAGTTCCACATGTTCCAATTAATTCATGGGCAGACTTTAAAAAATGGAATAAACAATTAACTAGTTTGGCAACTGTAGAAAAAGCAAGAGAATTATATGGTACAATTATTTTTGATGAAGTTGAAGCATCTGCTAAATATTGTCAAAAATATATTAACAGTGTTTATGGTGTATCTCGTTTAAAAGACGGAAATGAAGGATTTGGTTTATGGAAAGAGTATGAAACTGAATATTGGACAGAAATTAATCAATTAGCAGGTGCAGGATATACAGTCATTTTTATTGCACATAAAACAGAAAATAAAAATGGATTTATACTACCAAAAGGAGATAAAAGAGCATTAGAACCAATTATTGACAATTGTGATATTGTCGTGTATCTAGAATCAAATGGGATAGACGAAGATAAAAGAGTAATAAAATCATCTGCATATCTTGCACAAACAGATACTTTTTTTGCTAGAAGTAGATTTGATTATATTGATACATATATCAAAGAATTTACCGCAGAAAATCTTGAAGACGCTATTATTAAAGCAATTGAGAAACAAGAAAAAGCAGAAGGTGTAAAAGCAGTATCATTTAAAGAACAAAAAATTACTTTTGAATCTGAAGTATTAGATTATGATCAATTAATGTCTGATATTGGGTTAATTGGTGAGAAATTTATTAATTCTGATAATGTAAGTCAACTTGTAGAGATAGTAGAAAAATATCTTGGTAAAGGTAAAAAAGTAAGTGAGTGTACTAAAATGCAAATAGAAGTAATGTCTGTTATTTATAATGATTTGGTAGAGCGAGCAAAAGAATTATCTTTATAATGTAAATATCAAAAATGGGCAGGTACTAAACATTATGCCTGTCCATTTTAAATATGATTGGGGTTAATTAAATGGGAGCAGGAAGACCTTTTAAATGTCCAATTTGTTTAAAAAATGTAAAAAAAGAAGATGGTGTTGAGTATAATAAAAAACATTATCATAGAAGTTGTTATAGCACAATTGAAGAAATAAAAAAAGTTAAAAAACCATTGGGAAGACCCAAAAAAATAGTGGATGAAATCAAAATAGGCAAAGAAAAAGCAAACAAACATACATTATCTATATGTCCATTATGTCTTAAAGATATTATAAAGAATGACGGATTTGAATATAAAGGTAAACATTACCATGAGTCTTGTTTTGCAAAATTAGCAAAAGAAGAAACAAAGTTAAAAATTAAAACAAAAAAAGAAAAACAAAAAATTGAACAACTTAAAAAAAGTATACAAAAAGAAACACATATTCAAATTGAAACAGATATTTCTGATGAAGAAATTATTACAAAGGATTTGGTATTTAATTATTTAAAAAAATTATTAAATGTATCAAAGCTTAATGTAAAAATATATAAATTATTAAAAGATTATTATACTATATATAAATTTAGTTATAAAGGTATGTTAATAACATTGAAATATTTTTATGAAATACAAAACAATCCTGTTATATCAGATTGCGTTGGTATAATACCTTATATTTATGCAGAAGCACAAGAATATGAACAGAACAAAAATGAAATAATTAAATATGCAAGTGATCTAGATATGAGTAAAGTGGTTATACCTAAAGTTATTAAAATAAAAAAGAATATAGAGAATAATTACATTAAATTAATTGATATCAATAAACTGAGGTGATTATACTGAGTCTTTCATGTAAACGAAGTTATCTTCAAGTATTAGGCTGTTTATTACAAAATCCAGAATTATTAAGTGATAGTAAATATACTATTAATAGGGATGATTTTGAAGAAATATTTCATAAAATGATATTTGCTTCAATACATAATTTATATTTACAAGGTGTAAAAAGCATAGATTACATAGCAATAGATAATTACTTATCTCCATATGAATTACAATATAAAATATTTAATGAGAATAATGGGATGGATTATATAATTGAATGTAAGGATAATAGTAATCTCAATAATTTTGATTATTGTTATGAAAGAATTAAAAAATTTAGCCTATTAAGAACATTTGTTGAACAAGGTATTAATATTAATTCAATATATGATGAAACACTTGTCGAGCCAAAAGAACAAGAAATAATGCAAGCAAAATTTGATATGTTTTCTGTTCAAGATATTTTTAATATTGTTGAAAAAAAAATTGTAGATATTAAAAATAAACATTTAATGAATATAAACAATCAAGGTCAAAAAGCAGGTGATGGTTTATATCAATTAAAAGAACGATGTAAAGAAACTCCCGATATAGGTATTCCAATGACAAGCAATATTTTTAATACTATTGCTAGAGGTGCAAGAAAAAAGAAATTTTATTTAAAATCAATGCCAACAGGTGGTGGTAAAAGTAGACTAGCGGCTGGAGATGCTTGTAGTTATTCTGTTCCTTATTTATGGGAAATAAAACAAAAAAAATGGATGTATACAGGAATTTCTGAATCAACTTTATATATTACAACTGAACTAGAAATTGAAGAAATACAAACAATGTTTATTGCTTATGTTAGTGGAGTAGAAGAAGATAAAATATTAGATGGAAAATATATTGAAGATGAAGAAGAGAGAGTTAATAATGCTATTGAAATTATTGAAAACAGTCCTCTATATATAGAATATCTTGCTGATTTTAATATTGAAGACATAGAAACTACAATTAGAAGGTATCAATTAGAATATGGTGTTGGTTATGTAGTTTTTGATTATTTACACACATCTATGAAACTTATGGCAGAAATAGCTAATATATCTAAAGGTATGAAATTAAGAGAAGATCAAATATTATTAATGTTTGCTGATAGATTAAAAGCTATGTGTAATAAATTAAATATACATATTGATACTTCAACACAAGTTAATGGTGAATATAAGAATGTTAAAGATGCAGATCAAAATGTTCTTCGTGGAGCCAAAAGTATCGGAGATAAGATTGATGTTGGAGTTGTGGCATTAGAATGTACTAAATCAGACATTGATTCACTACAGCCTATTTTATCAAAGGGAATATATCCAATTCCAAATATGGTCTATCATATTTACAAGGTAAGGCGCGGAAAACTAACTAGAGTTAAATTATGGTTATGTGTTAATCTTGGTAATATGAGAATACAAGATTTATTTGTTACTGATAGAGATTATAAAGTTATCCCTGTAGAATCTACTAAAATAGAAATGATTGACGCAATACTTAATGAACATTCAGTTGACGAAAAAGAAATATTAATAAATAAAGAAGATGAAGAGAATACGACTAAAGCACTCTTTAGTTTTTAGGAGTGTAATTAAATGCTTGATAAAGAAAGAATTAAACAAGAATTAGATGAGCAGGATATAAAACTACTATTGAAAGATTTAGGCAGTAAAGAACCACTCAGAGATAAGGATAATAATTTATTATTTCAAACTATTTGTCACAATATTAGCGAAGGGTCATATAAATTACATTATTTTAAAGATAGTAAAACCTTTCATTGTTACACTGGATGTAGTGACACTTTTGATATTTATGAATTAGTAAGACGATCCAAATTAAATAAAAATATCAAACTTAGTTTTTATGAATGTATTAAATATGTTGCTGCATTAACCAATAAAAATATTTATATTTCTTCAATACTTTCTAATGTTGATAAGGATTATATTATTGACGATTGGACTTGGATAAAAAAATATAAAAGAATAACTAAACCTATAGTAAATTTACCTATAATAAATAATACAGTGTTTGATGTATTTCAAGAAATATACTATGAATCATGGATAGAAGAGGGTATATCAATTGAAACAATGGAGAAATACAATATTAAATATTACATCAAAGATGATAAAATCGTAATTCCTCATTATGATATAGACAATAATTTAATAGGAATTAGAGGTAGAGCATTAAGAGAAGATGATGTATTAGCAGGGAAAAAATATATGCCCTTGAAAGTAGAAAAGCAATTATATAACCATCCTTTAGCATTAAATTTATATGGATTGAATCATACTAAAGAAGCAATAAAAAGAATCAAAAAAATAATAATATTCGAGGGGGAAAAATCAACTATGCAATGTCAATCTTTTTTTAAAGAAGATTGTTTTGCGGTTTCTATTTGTGGAATGTCAATATCTCCACAACAAAGAAATTTAATATTGTCATTAGAACCTAAAGAAGTATTTATTGCATTTGATAAACAATTTAAAGATCCTAACAGTGATGAAGCATATAAATTTGCTGAAAAGATTTTGAAACAAGCATACCCTTTTACAGCATATTGTCAGACATATATTATATGGGATGATATTGGTTTATTGCCATATAAAGCATCTCCTTCAGATATGGGAAAAGAAATACTATTAACCTTAATGAAAAATAAATATGAAATAAAAACAAAGAATGGAGAAGAAATACAACCATGCAATATAAACTAATAGGAAAAAACGATTATTTAATAAATCCAATACAAGTTATATTAAATAATAGAGGAGTTCAAAATATTGAAGAGTTTCTTAATGTAAATGAAGATAATACATATCATTATTCAAAATTAAAAAATATTAATATAGCAGTAGAATGTTTATTAAAACATTTAAATAATAAAAATATAATATTTATACAAATAGATTCAGATTTTGATGGATTTTCATCAGCGAGTTTATTGTATAATTATATAAAATTAATTTATCCTGAAAGTAATATTATTTGGGAGGTTCCTGAAGGAAAAGAACATGGAATAGATATAGACAAAATTAATGATGACGTATCTCTTGTAATTATTCCTGATGCAGGGACTAATGATTTAAAAGAACATAAAATATTAAAAGACAAAGGAATTGATTGTATAATCTTAGATCATCATAAAGTAGACAAGAAACATAGTATAGATGCCATTATTGTAAATAATCAAATAGGTGATTATCCAAACAAACAACTCTCTGGAGTAGGTGTTGTTTATAAATTTTGTCAAGCATTGGATGATGAATTAAATGTTAAATATGCTGATAGATTTTTAGATTTACTTGCTTGTGGAAATATTGCAGATGTTATGGATTTAAAAAGTTTGGAGACTCGTTACTATGTTCTTAAAGGATTAAAGAATATTAGTAATCCTTTTTTACAAGCATTATTTGAAAAACAATCTTACTCAACTAAAGGAATAATAAATATTATTAATTGTGCTTTTTATATTGCTCCTTTGGTTAATGCTTGTGTTCGTTTTGGTACACAGGAAGAAAAAGAGAATATGTTTAAAGCGTTTATAGGTAGTAATGAAACAATGCCTTATAAAAAACGAGGTTCGAAAGAAGAAATTCAACAACCTATCACAGAAGCAATGGCGAGAATTTGTACTAATGTTAAAGCAAGACAAAACAGAGAAAGAGATAAAAATTTAATAGTACTAGAAGAAAGAATACAAGAAAAAAAGTTATTAGAAAATAAAATTCTTATTATTGATGTTACAAATATTCTTGAAAAAACTCTTACAGGATTGGTTGCTGGTCAATTAGCTGAAAAATACAAAAGACCAGTTATATTATTAAGATATAATGAAAAAAAGAAACATTATGGAGGTAGTGCTAGAGGTTATGATAAAGGAGTAATTAAGGATGTACGACAGTTCTTACTAGATTCTAATAAGTTTCTTTATGCACTAGGACATTCTAATGCTTGTGGAATTGGGATAACTTTTAATAATATTATAGAAGTAAACAATATATTTAATGAGCAATTAAAGGAAGTAGTGTTTGAAGATATTTATAATGTTGATTTTGTAATTCCTACTTCTAGTATTAATAAAGATTTTATATTAGATATAAATAAATATAGTGATATTTGGGGTGGAGGAATTGACGAACCTTTAATTACTTTTACAGGAATGATAATAATTGCTGATGATGTCTCTATCATAGGAGAAAAACAAAATACAATTAAATTTACATATAGAGATATTGAATTTATAAAATTTAACTGTAATGAAGAACAAATAAGTAAAATAAAAAATACAGCAAAGACAGTTATAGTAGATGTTGTGGGTAGATGTAAAGCAAATGAATATAAAGGTAATATTTCCGCACAAGTTATGATAAGTGATTTTAATGTAAAACAAACGAAAAAATTTGTATTCTAAAGAAAGAGGTATTTAATGAATGTTTAGTCTTCATAATCATACAGACTATTCAAATGCAGGATTAGGTTTTTCAGATGCAATTAATAAAACAAAGAACTTAATCGAAACAGCGATAAAATTAAATTTAAGTGGTATAGCTATTACTGATCACGAGATTTTATCTGCTAGTTATAAAGCTCAACAATTAGGCAAAAAATTAAATTTTCCTGTGATTTTAGGCAATGAGATTTACTTACAAACACCAACACAATATGAAGAAGCTAAATGTAATTATATTAGTAAAAAAACTTACTATCCACACTTTATATTATTAGCAAAAGACAATATCGGGCATTATCAACTGAGGCAATTATCAAGTATCGCATGGAAACAAAGCTATATGGGAAATGGCATATTAAGACGACCTACGATGACAACAGATATTGAAAATATTATAGGAAATGACAAAGGACATTTGATAGCACAATCTGCTTGTCTAGGATCATTCTTCGCACATAATGTTTTGGATTTAATAGAATTAGAAAAGCATAAAAAGAATGCTGAATTAATATATCAAAAAAAATTAGAAATAAATGAATTTGTCGAATGGGGAATAAATGTTTTTGGTAAAGATGATTTTTATATAGAAATACAACCAGCAATAGAAAATTTACAAAAAGAGCAATGGGCATACAATATAAGAGCAGTAGAAATTGCTAAAGCATACGAGTTACAATATATTATAACTACGGATTCACATTATTTATGTAAAGAAGATGCAACAATACATAATGCGTTCTTAAACTCTAAAGACGCTGAAAGAGAAGTGGAGAGTTTTTATCGAACAGCATATTTAATGAGTGAATTAGAAGTACGAGAATATCTTAAAAATAATATTAACAATGAAGATATTAATACTGCTATTTCTAATACTTTAATAATAGGTAGCAAAATACAAGAATATGATTTATCAGAAGCACAAATCATCCCATTAATTAAATTACCACAGTTCAAACTAAATCATATTTTGAGTAATTTTTATCATGAGTATGAATATCTTAAAAAATTTGCTTATTCAGACAATGAGCAAGATAAATATTTATTATATCAAATAGAGCAAACATTATATAAAAAAATTAAATCAGAAGATATTTATATTGCCGTTGATAGAATAAACAAAGAATTGAAAGAATTATATTTACTAACTCAAGCATTACATCAACCTATGAGTGCTTATTATAATAATATGGCAAAAATTGTTGAATTATCTTGGAATGAAGGTAATAGCTTAGTTGGGCCAAATCGTGGTTCAACAGGTGGTTTCTTTATAGCTTATTTATTAGATATTATACAAATTAATCCTATTCCGTTAGGAAGTTTAACACCTTATTGGCGACATATTTCTGCCGAAAGGGGATTAGATTTACCTGATATTGATTATGATACAGAAGCGTCTAAAAGAAAACAAATATTGCAAGCTATGAAAAATTATTATGGTGAAAACAAAGTTATCAATATATGTACTTTTGGTACATTAAGCTCTAAAACTGCATTACAAGTTGCAGGGAGAGGATTAAACATTCCAAGTGAAGAAGTAAATTTTATTACTGCAATGATACCTACAGAACGTGGAGAAGTATGGAGTTTAAATGATTGTTTATATGGAAATGAAGAAAAAGGAAGGATAAAGAAAAAAGAGTTTGTTATAGAGGTCAACAAATATGATAATTTATTGAACGTTGCCTTAAATATTGAAGGTTTAATTGTACAAAGAGGGATTCATGCAAGTGGGGTATTAATTTTAAATGAAGATTATACAAAACATAATGCTTGTATGCTTTCTCCAAGTGGTGAAATTATTACCCAGTTTGAACTACACGATAGTGAAGCAATGTCGGCATTGAAGTACGACTTCCTTACAATTAATAGTTTAGATCGAATTCGTATTACATTGGATACATTACTTCAAGAAAATTTAATAGAATGGCAAGGAAGTTTAAAATCTACCTATAATAAATATTTACATCCTGAAGTTTTAGATTATATAGATAAAGAAATGTGGAGTAATATAGAAAAAATACCATCTCTTTTTCAATTTGATTCAGCAGTTGGAGCAGAAGCAATAAAATTTGTTCAACCAAAAAGTGTATTAGAAATGTGTACAGCTAATTCTTTGATGAGACTTATGGGTGATGGTATAGAAACACCACTTGAACAATTTGTTAGATATAAAAATAATATTAATTTGTGGTATGAAGATATGCAAAATTATGGACTTAATGAAAGTGAGATTGAAGTGTTAAAATCTTTTCTTGATGACTCTTATGGTCTAGCTGATTCGCAGGAACGAGTTATGCTTCTTTCCATGAGTCCTCAAGTATCTAATTTTACTCTTAAAGAAAGTAATAAATTAAGAAAATCTATTGCAAAAAAAAGACAAGATATTTTAATAGAAGCAAAAAAAATGTTTTATGAAAAAGGAAATCAATCAGGGACAAGAAAAATAATGTTAAAATATGTATGGGAAGAAGTATTTTCTAAAAGTTTTGGCTATTCTTTTAGTTCGATTCATTCTTATGGGTATACAATTATTGCTTTACAAGAAATGAATTTATATAATAAATATCCTTCTCTTTATTGGAATACAGCTTGTTTAATTGTTGACGCTGGAGCAAATGAAGAATCAGAAAATAATAAGTCAACAAATTATGGAAAAGTTGCAACCGCAATTAGTAATATGCAATCTCATGGTGTAAAAATAGCTTTACCTAATATTAATACCGCAGATTTTGGATTTAAAGCAGATATAGAAAACAATAGAATTGTATATGGTTTAAAAGGAATCAATGGGTTAGGAGATGATGTAGTTAGGATAATTATTTTAAATAGACCATATTCATCATTACAACAATTTATCACAAAAATGATATCATCTAATGAGTCATTAGTAAAAAATAAACAAATGATACAATTAATAAAAGCAGGTTGTTTTGATGAATTAGAAAATCATAATAGAACAAATATTATGAAAAACTATATTCAACAAATATATGAACCAAAAAGTGAACTTGCTTTAAGAAATATAAATAATATTATAGATTCAGATATTATTCCTGAACATCTACAAATATATGTAAGAATTTATAATTTTAAAAAATATATATCTAATCCAAATTTTATTTATGGTTTAATTAAACCTAAAAAAGAAACTAAAAAAGGGTATACGGATAAATTAATTAAAATTGATGAAATTGCTTTTCCTTTTTATCAAGATAACTTCTCAGAAGAAAATATTGTAGAATATGTAGACGATACATTTATAATATCAGAAAATAAATTTAAAAAAGAATTTGATAAAAAAATGGAAGGTTTTAAAGAATGGATAATTAAAGAAAACACATTAAAACAATATAATGAATATTTATATAATAAAACATGGAATAAATATGCCGAAGGTACTATATCAAAATGGGAAATGGATTCATTATGTTTTTATTATACACAGCATGAACTAAAAAATAGTAATTTAAGTGAATATAATATAGTGAATTTTTTCGAATTGCCAGAAAATCCAAAAATAGTTGATACATATACAAGAAAAGGAATACAACACCCTAAATTTAAAATTACTAGAATTATTGGCACAATTCTTGAAAAAAATAAATATAAACATAATGTTACATTATTAACTATAAATGGTGTTGTTAATATAAAAATGTATGATGGAGCGTTTAATAATTATGATAGACAGGTTTCAAAAATTAATGAAGACGGAAGTAAAACAATTGTTGAAAAATCATGGTTAAGTAGAGGAAATATCGTCTTATTTGCTGGTTATAGAGTAGGAAATGTTTTTAGACCATATAGATACACAGATACAATTTATCCTCATACTGTAACATTAGTTGAAAGTATTTTACCCAATGGACAATTAGTATTAAATACTGAAAGAAAGAGAGGAAATTAAATGAGTGAAGATGAAAAACAAATAAAATGTACTGTAAAAATTGCTTCAATAAGATTTTATAAAAACAATTGGGGTATTCTCATAGTTTCATTACTTGATTCGATTAATGGTAATATTGTAACAGATAAATATAACTGTTTTGCGGTTAAAGGTGTAATGCCAGAACCAAATTATCAAGATACATATACTATAGTGGCAAAAGAGGTTGAAGATCCTAAATGGGGGTTACAATATAACTTAATTTATATGGGAGTATTATCTGATATGTCAAATGATGATAGTCAAAAAGTTTTTCTATCAAAAATACTTACTTCTATTCAAATTGAAAATTTATACAAAACACTTAAAGACCCTATTGCTATATTAGAAAATGGAGATATACAAGCACTTACAAAAGTAAGAGGAATAGGCATTAGAACGGCTGTAGCACTTATAGAAAGATATAAAGAACATGTAGACTATTCTATTGCTTATGTAGAATTAGATAAATATGGTCTAACTCCTTATGCAATTAGGAAAATAGTTGATTCATATCAATCTCCTGAAGTAGCAATACAAAAGATAAAAGATAATCCATATATTTTAGCAGATGAAGTGGAAGGAATTGGTTGGAAGAAAGCGGATAGTATTGCATTAACTACTGGAATTCATCCTCACGCTCCACAAAGAGTTAAAGCTTTTATTACATATTTTTTAGAGAAAAGTGCAGAAGAAGGAAATTCATATATTTCACCTTCTTTATTAATGGATGGTATTGTTGAAAGTATTGGAGAAGAAATTGATGATGATCATTTAAGAAAAATCATTCAAGACATGAAAGATGAGTTATGGTGGAATGAAGATAAAACTAAAATTGGTTTAAAAAAATATTATGATTTAGAATATAATATAGCTAATGAATTATTAAGAATTTTAAATGGTGAAAATAAATTTAGATATGATGGTTGGCAAGAAAAAATTAAAACATTAGAAGAGAAACAAGGATGGGATTATACACAACAACAAATTGATGGAATTAAGACGGTATTAGAAAATCAATTAGTAGTTATTACGGGACTTGGCGGATGTGTTGATTGTGATACAGAATATTTCAATGGGACACAATGGAAAAAGATATCTGATTTTACAGATGGAGAGTATGTATTACAATATAATTTAGATGGTACAGCAAATTTAGAGAAACCTATAAGATATGTTAAATATCCAGAATCTACTATGTATCTAATGAAAACACAAACTGGAGGAATAAATCAATGTTTATCACTTGAACATAATATTGTTTATATAACAAGTAAAGGACATATACAAAAAAAGCCCTTTTATGAAATGAAAGAAATGCATGAAAATAATATTAATGGTTTCAGTGGCAAATTTATTACAACTTTTAATTATGGACAAAAAGGTATTACACTTTCAGAAGATGAAATTAGATTAATGGTAGCAGTAATAGCAGATGGTTATTTCCCAAATAAAACAGATAATAAGTGTGTAATCAATATTAAAAAACAAAGAAAAAAAGATAGATTAGAAGATATATTATCAAAAAATAATATTACATATGAAATATATAATAATGGTGCAGAAGGATATCATAAATATGTTTTTTATCCACCTAGAAAAGAGAAAGAATACACTAATTATTGGTATCAATGTTCGAACAAACAATTAAAAGTTATTGTAGATGAAATGATACATTGGGATGGGTCAGATAAAAATAATAGAAAATCTTTTTCATCTACATCTCTAATGACTGCAAACTTCATACAATTTGCTTGTAGTGCGACTGGTCATAGAGCTACTTTAACTGAGTATGATAGAACAGGACAAAAATATAAACAAGAAAAATATAAAAATTACATTAGAAAGTCTAAAGAATATGAAGTCCATATTGCACAAAATAGTAAATTAATAACTATAATGAATGAAAACGGGAGTAAAAAAACTCCAATTATTAAGACTCCCACTATTGATGGTTATAAATATTGTTTTGAAATTCCTTCAGGTATGTTAATATTAAGAAGAAAAGGTAGAATATTTATTACGGGAAATACAGGTAAATCTTCAGTTGTTGGTGGTATGTTAAAAGCATTAAATAATTATTCATTTTCTCAATGTGCTTTATCTGGTAGAGCAGCAGCAAGAATGACTGAAGTAACAGGAGAACAAGGAAAAACTATTCATCGATTACTTGGATATAAACCACCGAACTTTACATTTAATAAATCTAATCATCTTCTTGATGATATTATTATTGTAGATGAAATTTCAATGATAGGAGGTTATTTATTTTATCAATTATTACAAGCAATAAAACAAGGCACAAAAGTTGTTCTTATAGGTGACGTTGGACAACTTCAGAGTATAGGCGTGTTAAATGTAGCAAGTGATATTATTGGCTCAAATGTTATTCCTGTAGTGAATCTTAATAAAATACACAGACAAGCTCAAAAATCTGCAATCATTTCAGATAGTATTAATGTAAGAAATGGTATTCAAATATATGAAAATGGTTTTACAGGTAATATAATTCATGGAGAATTACAAGATTTAGAATTAGATATTTATGTAAATAAAGCACATACATCTAAAAAAATAATAGAAAAATTTAAAGAAAACTTATCAAAAGTTGATAGTATCTTTGATATTCAGGTTATTACTCCAATGAAAAAAAGAGGAGATTCATGTACTTTTAAATTAAATCAAACATTACAAGACATATACAATCCTTATAATCATAATTCAATAGAAATTGAATTATCTCATTCAAAAGATATGAAATACAAAATTCGAGTTGGGGACAAGGTAATGAATACAAGAAATAACTATAAAACAATATTAAAATCTAATATGGATAAAGAAAATGAATCAGAAATAGAGTGGTATGAAGATGAAAATGAGTATAAAGAAGAATTAATAGAAGAAACTCCCATTTTTAATGGAGACATGGGAATTGTAAAAGAAATTAGTAAATATGATATTGTTATTGATTTTAATAGAGTAGGAGAAATAATTGTACCAAAAAATCATTGGAAATTTATAGAATTATCATATGCTTGCACATGCCACAAGTATCAAGGAAGTGAAAGTAAAATAATTATTATAGGATTAGACAGTAATTCTTATTTAATGTTAACAAAAGAATGGGTTTACACTGCAATTACACGAGCTAAAGAATATTGTATTTTATGTGCTGAAAGTAAATCATTAAGATATGCTATCTCTCATAATAGTATAACTAATAAAAAAACTCACTTAAAATTTATATTGAAGAATTTTAATGATATTAACCATGCAGAAAAAATTAAAGAGGATAGATTATTGCTTTAAATAAATAAGATATAATAATTGACTTTATACTCTTACTATGCTACAATATAATAAAAATCTAAAAATAATAATAATGCATAAATATTCATTATAGGAATGTATAATAATACATAAAAGTGCATAAATATACATAGAATAAATTTTATTAGAGAAAGGAGGAATTTTTATTGAAATTATCATTTAAGTCAATTAATTTATAAAAATCCAAAAAATCACCTCGCTCATGCTTCCAAATGCTTCGATTTGCTCCGTTTTTCTAGCACAAAAATCCCATGAAAGGTCTGTTTTAAAGGAAGTGAAATTTAATGTTTAAACACAATAATACATGTATCAATTGTAAAATGTCAGACTCAGATAATTACGAATCTTTGTATTGTAACAAAATTGGTGGTAAAGTATGGTGGTATTCTGATGGAGGTTGTGAAGATTTTTATAATATCCAAAATAAATATAATCCAAGTAATAAACAGAAAATAAAAATAAAAAAGAAATACAAACAAAATCGTTATGCGCGAAAACAAATCACAAAAGATAAATTAATTAAATTATCTAAAATTACTTGGTGGGTAGTAGGTTATAATGATGGAGAAAAACGATATAAACGCTATTATGAGAGTGGTAGGAAAGGTTATGCTAAATGGTGTTCTAAACGAAAAGTAAGAAATAGTAATAATTTCTCATTAAAAGGTAATGGATATAGAAAATGTTTTGATTATTGGGACTGTATATTTTAGAAAGGATGTGATGTATAAAAGATATGGCTAACTTGTCAATGTGTAAGTGGAATAAATGCATTCAAAAAACTATTTGTCATAGATTTAATGCCATTCCAGAAGCAAATAATCAAGTATATATGCATTTCGAGAATTTATGTTTTGAGAAAAATGAGTACAAATGGTTCTGGGGAGATAGAAGTAAATTAATTAAGGTAGAATTAATCGAAGAAAAAGTAGAAGATATAAAGGAAAGTGAAAAACATAATGAAAAAAAGAAAAATGATGATTGAGTGCATAGAGACTAATGATCAATTTTTAGCAGGTCAAAGTTATGAATGTTTAGGTTTATCTAGTGGGTATGCTGAAATGATCGACGATAAAGGAAATGTTGAGATCATGTCAGATAAATATTTTAAGATTAGAAAAAATAAAGAAAGGAAGTGATATAAATGGATTATGGTAGCATGGATTTCCCAGATAAGATTAGAGAACTAAAAATATTAATAGATAAATATCCTAGACTATTAGATGAAGAATGGGAGAAAATTAGAGTATTATCAAATAATATTAGTAAGGATATTTATAATTATCAAATTGATATAAAATTAATAAGAGAAAGTGAAAAAGCAGAAAGAAGATGATACATAATGGATTATATTCAAATGAAAAATGAATTAGAAAAAGATTTAGATTTTCTCGAAGATTATATTAATGTTGCATTAGGTATTCAAACCTTAGAACATTACGATAAAAATTATTTATCAGGAGATAATTGTACTCAATCAAAAGCTATTATTGAACATCTAAAACTAGCAAGTATTACATTAGAAAAAATGAAAAATAAATATGTGCCTTGAAAGAATACTTTCATTGGATAAACAATAATTTATAAATATATAATAATATTGGAGGAATAATAATTGGTAATAACTTTATACTCAAATGATTGTTCAAAATGTAGAATACTAAAGTTTAAACTAGAAAATAAAAACATACAATATGATTTATGTTCTGATATAAATATTATGATTTCCAAAGGGTTTCAATCAATGCCTGTGTTAGAAGTAAATGGTAAAACAATGGATTATTTAGATGCAATAAAATACATAGAAGGATTGGAGAACTAATTAATGATTGATAGTAAAAATATAATTGATGATTATATCGACAAAACTGATTGGAGAGTAAATGAAAATTCAAATTCTCCTTATAGTTTCGGAGGATTAAATAAACATATTATTGCAGAAGTTTCTAAAGATTATTGGTTAAGAAGTGTTTATAATAAAAAAATTAGTAATGCTTATCTTAATGGAAAAATGCATATTCACGATCTCGGAGGAATGACATTATATTGTTGTGGATACTCATTAGGAGATATTCTAATGATGGGAGTTCAAGGCGTACCTAATATTCCAACATCTTCACCAGCGAAACATTTTGATGCGATTTTAAATCAATTAGCAAATCTAGTTACAGTATTTCAAAATGAAATAATGGGAGCAGTTGCATTTAATTCTTTTGATACTTTACTTGCTCCTTTTATTAAAAATGATGAACTTACATATAATGAAGTAAAACAAAGTATGCAAAATTTTATTTTTAGTATTAATTCAAACTCAAGAGGTGGAGCAGAACCAGCTTTTTCAAATTTAACATTTGATCTAACTCCTCCTGAAGACTTATTAAATAATAATGTTGTCATTGGTGGAAAGACGCTTGATTTTACATATAAAAGTTGTCAAAAAGAAATAGATATGATTAATAAAGCATTTTACGAATTAATGCTTAAAGGAGATACTAATAAAAAACCATTTGCATACCCTATACCAACATATAATATTCATTCTCGTTTTGATTGGGATAATCCTAATAATGATTTACTTTGGGAAATGGCAGGTAAATATGGTTATCCATATTTTGCAAATTTTTTAAATAGTTCTATGCAACCAAGTGATATTAGAAGTATGTGTTGTAGACTTCAAATATCATTAAAGGAATTGTCTCGAAAAAATGGTGGTTTATTTGGAAGTGGCGATTCTACTGGTTCTATTGGAGTTGTAACAATAAATCTTCCAAGATTAGCATATCTTAATAGTGGCAACAAGAAAAGATTTTTTAAAGATTTAGAGAATACATTAATTGTTGCTAAAGATAGTTTAGAAATTAAAAGAAAGTGGCTTCAAGAAAATATAATAGATAAAAATTTAATTCCCGCATTTTGTACATATGTAGGTACATTAAAAAATCATTTTAGCACAATTGGGGTTGTTGGAATGAATGAAATGTGTCAAAATTTTTTAGGGGAAGAAAAAGATATTTTAACTATTGAAGGAAAAGAATTTTCAATTGAAGTTGGTAATTTTATTAGAAATAAATTAATCCAATTTCAAGAAGAAACAGGCAATCTTTATAATTTTGAAGCTACGCCAGCAGAATCTACTTGTTATAGATTAGCTAAAAAAGATAAGGAAGAATTTGATGATATTGTTATAAGAGGTACAAAAGAAGCTCCTTATTATACAAACTCTTGTCATATTCCAGTAAATAAAGTAGAAAGTATTAAACAAGTATTTGATCATCAAGATGATTTACAAATATTATTTACAGGAGGATCAGTAATTCATTTATTTTTAAATGGAGCAATCACGAAAGAACAAGCAAAAGATATAATTCATACTATTTGTACTAATTATAAAACACCATATATTAGTATTTCACCACTAAATAGATATTGTACAGAACATGGATATGTTGAAGAAAAAGTAGATTATTGTCCAAAATGCAATAGTTTACTTGAAAAATATCAAAGAATTACTGGATATTTAAGAAAAGTGGAATATTTTAATGATGGTAAAAAATCAGAATTTAAAGATAGAAATCAATTATGAAAATTGCTATAAAAGGTATTTATCATGAACGTACGGAAGATGCCCCTTTTATTGGGGCGTTAATCTGTGCGGATAATTGCAAATTCAATTGTAAAAATTGTATTAATGACGAATTAAAATATATAGGTAGTTATTTTATGAATGACTATGATATTATTAACGAAATTTTATTCAATAAATTTAATAAAGGAATTATTCTTGCAGGATTAGAGTGGACATTACAACCAAAAGAAATGTTAAGATTAATTGAATTGGCTTTAATAAATAATTTACAAGTTATTTTATATACTGGAATGAGTAAAAATGAATTATTTAAGAAATTTCCTGAATTATTTAATTTAAATATCTATATAAAATGTGGAAAATATATTGAAGATTTACATGTAGAAAATTATAAAATGTATAACGTTAAATTAGCAAGTAGTAATCAAGAAATAATAAAAGTGAGGGAATACATATTAAATGAGAATTAAAATCAAATATCACTCAAACGAAATTGATAAAATTACAAACATTGAATATAAATCAGATTGGTTTGATTTAAGATCGGCAGAAAATGTTTCACTTAAAGCAGGAGAATATAAATTAATTTCTTTAGGTGTATCAATGGAATTACCAGAAGGGTATGAAGCATATGTAATTCCACGCTCAAGTACATTTAAAAATTTTGGAATTATTCAAACTAATCATGTGGGATTAATTGATTCATCATATTGTGGAAATAACGATATTTGGAGATATCCTACACTTGCAATGAGAGATACAAAAATCAAAGTTAATGATCGTATTTGTCAGTTTCGCATTCAAAAGAAAATGCCAGTAGTTACATTTGAAGAAGTAGATTTTTTGGATAATGAAGATAGAAATGGTTTTGGAAGTACGGGCATAAATTAGGGAAGGGCTTAATTGCCTTTCCTACTTAAATAAAACAATTATAAATATAAAGGAGATAGATTAACATAGAATATTCAATAGGACAAAAACTTGGTAAACTTATGATAAAAAGAAGTTATAATAAAAATAAAATTACTTATTATATATGTGATTGTAATTGTGGAATGAAAAGCATTAGTATTACTGAAAAAGAATTAAAACATAAAAAGTCATGCGGTTGTTTAAAAAAGAAAAAAGGATTTAATGAATACAAAATAGATGGAGATACAACAATAATATATTTTGAAAATAAAATGGGTGAAATAATTATGGAAGGACTTATAGACACTGAAGATTTACCTATGTTAATAGAATTAGATTATCACTGGTGTGCAGTTTTATATCGAGGTAAACGAGATTATTATGCAAAATATATTGAATATTATAAAGATGAAAATAATGTAACAAAAACGAAGGTTCACTGTTTACATAGAGAAATTATGCACGTATATGATAAATATATAAAAGTCGATCATCGTGAACATAATACATTAGATAATAGAAAAATTAATTTAAGAGTAGCTAACAACCAAAATAATACTAGGAATCGTAAAGGCAAAAATTCGAATAATAAATCAGGATATCGAAATGTTTGTAAACGAGATAATAAATGGGTCGTACAACTTCAAATTGAAGGGAAAAATACTATTTTAAAGAAATTTCCATTAGATCAATTAGACGAAGCTGGTGCTTATGCAGAAAAGATGAGAGAGAAATATTATGGAGAGTTTGCTGGTAAAAGTTAATATGATATTTCCCCAAATAAAATAAACATTTTAAGTGATTTTAGAAAGGTGGATAAATAATGAATTGTTATGGTTGCGTTACGCCATGTTGTGATTCTTTTGATAATTATGGGTGTGAAAGTAAAGTGTTAAAAGCACAGAATGAAGAAACGTTAGATAGAGATAAATCAGAAGAATTATGGAACGAAATAAAATATATTGAATATCTTATTTCGAAATTAGGTGGATGTGTTCAAAATCCAGACTTTGTAGATAAATCAAATGTACGTGATAATTATGAAATATTTATTAATAGCTATACAAAAATAATTGATAGATTAGAAAAGCTAAAAGAAAATATATTTGAAATACATGATAATCTTGTAAATTCCTAGCAAAATGGAATTTTAAAGGAGTAAAATATGGATTCAATAAGTAAAGATAATAAATTATATGAATGTACAAACAAACCATTTTGTGGTTCTGCACATTGTTATCATGCAAGTTATGACTATTTATTTAAACTTGGGAAAATTGTTTGCCATAAGTCAGATGAATTTTGTAAATATCAAAAGGAAATTAAAAATTATCAGAAGAAAATAAAAGAATATTGGAAGAAATGAAAGGAGAATCAACCAATGGAACCTAAACCAAATACTATATGTCCTAAGTGTCTAGGGATATTTGATTCAAGATTAGTAAAAATTAAAAGATATGATCCATATGAAGGGTTGGAAATTTTAGTGTTCGATTGTCCTTGTTGTGGGGAAGAGATTCATGATATGGAATGTGATTCCATATGAAATGTTGGATCTGCAACACAGAAATGGTCAAACTTATCCAAGATGAAGAATGGACAGGTTGGGGCAACCCACCTATCACAGTCCCACAAGTAATTAGTTGGATTTGTCCTAATATTGAATGTGATCATAAGATTTATGACACACTTGAAGCAACAAGAATTCAAGATGCAATGAGAAGAGTTGGAGCATTTGAGGAGGGTAAATGAAAAATAAAAGTACACCACTTTATGAAGTAAATAATAATGTTTATTGTCTTCAATGTGGTCACAAAGGAGCAATTCAATTCTATGGCAATTATTATCCGAATGGATTAGGAGATAAAGTTGATGAATTTGGTGATATTTTTAAACCATTAATGGAGAAATATAGAAACCAATCTCATATGTCTTATGCAATGGGTTTTGGAGGAACTATACCATACACATGCACTAATTGTAATAATATTGGTTTAATTGATTTTGGTGGATTAGAATGTTATGAACAAGCATTTAAAACCATTAGAGAGGAAGGAAAAATAATGAAAGTTGGAGATAAAGTTAGGGTTAAGTCAAATTTAATAGTTGATACTGATTACGGTGGAGCTGATTTTATTGAAGAAATGGTTGAATTTTTAGGGAAAGAAGCAATAATTTTAGAAGTGTTATATAAAGATATCAGTTATGATTTAGATATTGATAAAGAACATGAATTTGAATGGACGAATGAAATGTTGGACTTAATTGAATCTGTTAAATACTAAGAAATGATAGTTTTATTTACTTTTTAGAAAGGATGATATAAATAAATATGGAATTTTTAAAATTAACGCCTGAAGATTTGAACAAAATGACTATTAAACAACTTAAAGATATTTATAAAAACAACAACATTAATATAAAAAGTAACTTAAATAAAACTAATATTATTAAAAGTATTACAACACATATTAATGTTTTAAATCAAATTAAAAAATATATTGAAGATAAATACAATGTTACAGAAATAGTTTACTCTTCTTCAAATGGATTAACTTTTAATTTAATAACATCATATTGGAATGTACCAATAAAAATAAGACAAGGATGGAATTATGACAATGGAATTAATATTCATGTGAATTTTAAAAAATCTCGCAAACAAAGAAGAGGAGGGAATATGACAGGATATTGTTATCAAGTAGTAAATAGGAAATATACAGATGTAATTTGTTATGATGAAATTAAATTAAATGAAATAGATAATGAATTTAATACAATTTTAACAAATATAAATAAAGATGGAGTTTGGTGTGACGAAAGTTATTATGATGATTAGCATTGAAATAATGATTTTGAAGGAAGTGAAAGGAGAATCAATGAAAAAATATGCTTATAGTATTCATGATTGGGAACAAGGAGAATCAATGAAAGGTTATACCCTTGGAGGTAAAATAATTGGCAAAGTTATTGTGATTGCAAAAAGAGAAAAAGACGCAAGGGTCAAAATAAAGGAATATATAAAAAATCTGAATGACCATAATTCTCTCGATAAACTTTATTATGGATATGAACGATATTATTTTACTTGGTCAAAATTAATAGTTTTAGATATTATCAAATTAGCTTGAAAAACCTATTTGAAAGGATGATATAAAATGAATATTGAAACTGCCAAAATAGTTGAGAATTTATTATATGAGTTAAGAATTGCAGAACAGCGACTAAAACAATTACAAGAAAATATAGAAAATGATAATTTTACTATACATGGTACAAACACTATTTACTTTTCTGGAAATTCGGAAAGAAAAAAGGTTGGTAGCTTAATTGAAAATTATTATAAAGAAAACATTGAACAAATAAATAATAAAATTATGCAACTTTAATACATTCAAAGATAAAATTTAAGGGATTTAATGAAAGGATGAATAAAATGAATATCGAAATTGTTAAACCTTATCAAAGTTCTGAGCAAAGAATTATTACTCTTGATAATATAACTATTACGCTACAAGAAGAAGAAGTTAAAAAGTTGTCTGAAGAACTTGATAATGACTTAAATTATGGTGATACAAGGGAAGAGCTACAACAACAGATTTATGACTTATTAGATGAGATTAATATTTATAGAAAAGAATTAGGTTTAAGGTAATACCATAAAGCAACTGATTTAATGGAAATTTATAAGAAAGGAGTAATTAAAAATAATTATGAAAGGACTAAGTTACACACCAGAAAGACTTATCAGAAAATTAATAGATAATGGTTGGAAGTTTGCACGAAGTAAATCCAATCACTCTACATACACAAAAGCAAATCATAGAACGATAATCACTGTTCCTACTCACAAACATGAGATATCGCGCCCAATCGTAGTTAAATTATTAAAAATGGCAGGTATAAGGTAAACATAAAAATAATAATATTTAAAGAAGGCAATAAATATGAATATCTTATTGTTAAATAAGGAAGATGAAGTGGTATCTATTTACACACCGAACGACTTAAATCTTAAAAAAGATGACAAAGTAAGCGTTTATAATAAAAGATACAAAGTAGTGAATATTGAAAAATATAGGAAATTAGACGTAAATGAAAATGTGGAGCATGTCGCTATGGAATTAAAAAGAGTGAAAGGATAAAAAAATGTGTGATAAAGAAAATTGGATTGAACAATATGAGTTAAGTAAAACTAAAAAATCTTGTTGTAATTGTAAATTTTATAGTCCTAATGAATATGTGTGTGATAGGAATTATAATGCCACTTGTATATTAAATGAAGACAAAACAGGACAAAATTGTAAATACTTTAAGTTTGGTGAATATAATGAAAATGATTTAGAAGATAAAGAGATTATAGGTTTTGTGCAATATTAATTGACATTACACTATAAATAAGATATAATAATATAGTTAGCAAAATAATTAAAAGAAGGTTAAAGTATGCCAAAAGAAAAATCTTTATTAAATAAAACAAGTGCTAAATCTAAGAAAAGAAACAAATATTCTGAAACAAGTAAATCAGTCAAAGAAGCTTATAAATTTGATTTACATTCTCAGGTAATATATCTAGGTGGTTTATATCCCGATAAACATAATAAAATCTGCACAATAGTAGGACGTAGTCAAAATCGAGCAAGAAAGCATTATTATAAAGTAAAATTTGAAGATGAATTAATTATTGAAACAATCGTCGATACATTAGGAGAAGTTAAATTAAAAGAAAAGGAAGATGATGAGATAATTGATTAAAGTAATTAGAGCAACAAAAAATCCATTGTCCTTAATGGGAGAATGTGCAAGTGCTTGTTGGAATAGCAAACCTTCTCCTCAAATAGGTATTGATTGTATAGAATCTGGACACAACAGAGTTCTTGAATATCCAGATGTTATTGTTGAAATTAGTGGATATTCTGCAAGAGTTATTAGAGAGATATATACTCATATTATTGGAACAACAAGACTTCAATCTAGCACAAGATATATTGAATATGGTGAATTTGATTATATTACTCCTAAATCAATTGCAAAAAATATTTTAGCTCTTAGTGTATATCAAAGAATTATGTTGACAATTCAAGATGCTTATAGAGAATTAGAAAATCTAAATATTCCTAAAGAAGACATTGCAAATATCTTACCTTTAGGTATGGAAAGTAAAATAGTTTTAAAAATAAATGCCAGAGCTATATTACATATGGCAGAAGAAAGAGAATGTAATAGAGCTTATTGGGAATTTAGAGATTTTATGAAAGAATTTAAAAATGTACTTGATGACATTGATAAAGAATGGAGTAAAATTATAAATTATGCTAAACCAAAATGTGAAGTATATGGGTATTGTAAAGAAAAAAACAGTTGCGGGAGGTATGCTAATAAATGAAAAATAAAATAGTTATTATTTGTGGATTTTCCGCAAGCGGAAAAGATTCTATTTGTAAATACATATCAGATAATTATAACTATAAAATGGTAATATCTCACACCAGCAGACCAATAAGACAAAATGAATCAGAAGGTAATCCATATTATTTTATTTCAAAACAACAATTTAAAAATATGATTAGCAATAATGAATTTATTGAGTGTAGAAAATATAATACTACATATAAAGGTATGATGGAAATATGGTATTACGGGATCTGTAAAAATAGTATAGACTTGCTCAAAAATAATTATATTGTTGTTCTAGATATAAAAGGATTAATTGAATTAAAAAAACATTTTAAAGAAAATATTGTATCTTTTTTTATTGATGTTAATGAACCAACTAGAAAACAAAGATGCATTGATAGAGGAGATTTCGATAAATCAGAATGGACTAGAAGATGTGAAGATGATGAAATTAATTTTACAAATGAAATAATAAATAAAGAAGTAGATTACATAGTAGTAAATTATGATTTTGATAAATGTGTAAGTGAGATTTTAAATAAGATTGGAGAATTCAATGAATAATTGTGAAATATGCGACAGTGAAAAGGTTGTTCATTTTGTTAAAAAAGCACAAATGTACTTATGTGATAGACATCGAACACAATTAAATAAATATGGTAGAATATTAGAAAGAAGTAGATCAGATAAGAATGAAATAATAATATATAATAATTATGCAGAAATCATTATTTATAATTATAAAAATGAAGAGAAATGCAAAGCTATTATAGATTTAGAAGATGTAAAAAAATGTAGTAAATATAAATGGGGTATGGATGGTAAATATGTAATCACTAGATTTTCAGATGGATCATACATATATCTACATAATTTTATCATGAATTTCAATAAAGAAGGATTATTTTTAGATCATATTGATATAAATCCATTAAATAATAGAAAGGATAATTTTAGAGAATGTACTAACCAACAAAATTGTTTTAATCAAGGAATGCAAAAGAATAATACTTCTGGGGTTAAGGGAGTGTGGTGGGATAAAAGAAATAATAAATGGAAAGCAGAAATAAAAATTAATTACAAAAAGATAAGTTTAGGAGCATTTGACAATCTTACAGATGCGGCTAAAGCAAGAGATGAAGCAGAAAGAAAATATTTCGGAGAATTTAATCCTAATAAACATAAAAACGTAGGTGATAATGTATGAACAAACCAAAGTTATTTTTGGACATGGATAATACATTAACTAATAGTACTAAAGCATTCTGTGAATCTTACAATTACATATATAAGTATCACAAAGACTTTAAACCTGCACAATGGAGATTGGTGAAAAAATGGAATTTTGAGGATCAATGTAAGAATCTAAATTCTCATTCTGATGTTTTAGAAATATTTGAGAATCCAATATTCTTTAAATTTCTCAAATTAATTAATCATAATACATATGAAGTAGTTAGAGAATTAAATGAAAAATACCAAATAATTGTAATTAGTATAGGAACACCAAAAAATTTATCCCTTAAATCATTATATTTAAATGATACTTTACCATTTATTAAAGATTATATATTATTAAATAATGAAAATTGTGAAATGAACAAATCAATAATCCAAATGAATTATCCTAACTCAATATTTATTGAAGATGTTACAACTAATCTTGATTCAAGTAATGCTCAGAATAAATATATTTTCGGTGAAGAATATCCTTGGTCACAAACTAATGGTTATAAGAGACTATGGAATTGGACAGAAGTAGCAGAAAAACTATTACAATAGTAATAAAATAATAATATAAAATAATGAAAGAGAGATAATACATATGAGTAATAATAATGGTGCAAATAATGACAATAATATCGATAATTTCCTCGAATACTCAGTGGAAAATGATGAGTGGTTACAAATTATTAATGGTTTAAGAAGACCTTCTGATATTATATGTTGGAATAGTTTGTTACAATTTATGACTGAACAAAATAAAAAATTCTGTGCGAAGCATTGTTTATGTGAAAGTTGCAGATCAGAATTAAATGAATATACGGAGTATGTAGATGAAATAATCTCAGATATTTATCATAGCTGCCCTAACGGATGTTGAGTAAAATACACATCGCTTATGCTTCAATTTACTCCATTTTACTTCCAAATGCTATATGATCTGATTCTGTTTTATCCGATCAAACTATCCTTTCAAAGGATTTAATAAATGTAAAATAATAATATTAATAAAAAAATACATAAGTAGCCAAAATAAGGAAGCATAGGACAAGTATGTTAGATAGTATATACATAATAGAGGTGGGAGAATGGATACAAAAATTTTAAATAAAGAAGAATATATTGAAACAATTGAAAACAATTATAAAATATTAACTCAAACTAAAAATTCACGAGGATTCAAGATAAAAGTAACTCTCAGTGGTACAGAACAAGATATAGAAGATTTTAAATATTTTGTTGCTAATACAATTTCAATAAAACACTAAAGACTGCTTGTGCGGTCTTTTTATTTGCGTTAATTTAATTTCTTGTTATAATTAGTGGTATAGTACCTTATCATACCGAAAGGGGATCAAAATACCCTATGAAAAAACGTGTGTGGTCTTTATGTAGAGTTTCAACAGAGAAGCAATCTGAAAGTATAGATGATGTTCCAATGCAAAGAAACGCCATCGCAAAATGTATAGTAGAACACGAAGATTGGATTCTTGACAAAGAATTTGTGGAAGTCGATGTATCTGGTTACAAACTAAAATCATCTGAGCGTGACAAATTAACTGAAATTATGGAAGGTGCAAAAAATAAACAGTTTGAAATATTTTTAGTTTTCATGTTTGATAGAATTGGACGTAGATGGGATGATTCTCCTCAAGTAGTTGAAGGAATTGTAATGTCTGGTGTAGAGGTTTGGTCTGTCAAAGAGGGGCAACAAAAATTTGATAATCATGTTGATAGACTGATAAATTTTATTACTTTTTGGCAAGCTGGAGGAGAATCTTTAAAAACTTCAATACGTGTTAAAGAACAAATGGAGCAACTAAATGAACAAGGAAGATATATGGGTGGAACCCCACCTTATGGCTATGAAACTTACGATAGCGGAATTTTCAAAAAAGACAAAAATGGTAAAAAATTAAAAGAATTAAAATATCTTCGTATCAATAAAGATGAAGCGTCTGTAGTTCAATTAATATACAAATTATCAATAGAAAAAGGTTATGGGTCTAATCGAATTGCCAAATATCTTAACGTTAATTTTTTCCTCACAAGACTAGGAGAAAAGTGGAGATCAAATTATGTTATGAGAGTTCTTACTAATCCAATATATAAAGGTTATAAAAGATATTATGAAAACAAAGTTGATTTAAAACTACAACCATTCAATTCTAACTATGTTATAATTCCAGAAGAAATTTGGGATAAAGCACAGGCAGTTTGTAACAAAAGAAAAACATCTTTAAAAACTGATAAAACACTTTTCCCTAGAAAATCTGAATTATTATTTAGTGGTCTTGTTTCCTGTGGATATTGTGGTAAAAAATTATTAACCGACTATACTGTAAAATATTACAAAAGAAAAGATGGAGTTACAACAAAAAGTGTTGTAATGAGATATTACTGTGGGCATAGAAAGAATTTTCATACTGAATTTGAACATGAAGTAACTCAATTCGGAGCAAAGAAGTATGAAAGCGAATCATTAATACACATAAATGAACAATTATCTAAAATAAATTTTTCCACATTTGATAATATAGTTAAAAAAAATATTGAGTTAGTTATAGAAAATAAAAAGACAGAAATTAAAAATCGAAAAAGACAATTGTTAGATAAAGAAAATGAATTAAACGCATTGGAATCGTTGCGTATTAAAGTTGAACTTGGACAAAGTAAATTAAGTGAATCCCATGTGGAAAATATGATGATTAAATGCCAAAAAGAAATTGAAAATATTAAACAGCTTGTCCAAACATTAAAGGATGATATTGAAAGTGATATAAATAATTTAAAAAATTCATCAGAATTAAAAGATTTATTAAGTGGATGGAACACTATATTTCCAAATGCTGATTTTGATACACAGAAAATGATGTTGAGTAAAGCTTTAAAAAATATATCATTTAAGAAAGATGAAATTGACTTAGATATCAAATTGATTTAGAATATAATTAGTGGTGTATTTTAGTTCCACTACGAAACCCATAAGGTACTAAAACACACCTACAAAGAATAGTCTTTACAGACTTAAAATGTAGGAGGGGTTGTCCAAATGCAAATAATTTCAACTGACATGGGACGCTCGGAATCGAAATTTTACTCCAATAATCAAAAATTCAAATTCCGTTCAGTTGTTGGAGAGTGGCATCAACGCAATCTAAATACAGATGGCAGTTACGATGTGAGTATTAATAATGAAAACTATTTTATCGGTGACCTCGCATTAAAAGAATCGTACTTGCTACGTGAAATGAGTACAGAATCAAAGATTCACGAAGAGACAAAGATTCTTTGTATTGTTGGAATTTCATTGCTAGTCCAACAAAATGAAATAATTGTCTCAACTGGACTACCTATTAATCTCTTTAATCTAAACGTAAGAGATAACCTTGTGGCACTTCTCAAAGGAAATTACACAGTTACCTTTAAAGGATTTAAACCAAAACAATTTTCTATTAATCAAATTACAGTTTGTCCAGAAGGTGGAGGAACATATTTTTATGAAGCAAAAAAAAGACCAGAATTAAAATATGGAAAAGTAAGATGCATTAATGTAGGAAGTCGTACCGTGAACTTTTGCTCTATAGAAGATGGAAATTTTATAAATCGTGATTCTGGAACTCTAAATTATGGAGCGACCCAGTTAAAAAACTCTAAAGCAGACCATCAATCGTTCGCTAGAAAAATCTTTGCAGACTTGTCCAGTAAGTGGATCAACTATAATGAAAATGAAGAAATTGTAATCCTCTCAGGTGGAGGAGTAATTTCATTAGACATTTATCTTAAACAGTTTTTCAAAAAAGTTATTGTTTCAGATGAACCTATTTACTCTGATGTATTAGGATTTAATGAAATAGCCCAAGCAAAATATGGAAGACAAATTGTGGCGATTGCAAAATGATTAAGCCAGTTTATTTCGGAAAAGGAAAAGATGATATATTATTATTTGATTATATTAATGGATTAGATAATTTCAACTTTAGTGATTGGGTAAAGGAAAAAATTAAAGAAAAAATAAATGGAAATGAAAGTGAAATGAAAGACACCAATATTAAAATTAAAGATATTGAAACATTAATTAGAATGATTTTAAAAGAAGATAAAAACAATATAGAAATAGAAAAAGATAATGTCGAAGATGACGTAATTGAAACAAAAGAAAATATATCCTTGGATGGTTGGACGCTGTAAACTCTAGCTTAATTGCTAGGGTTTTCTTTTTGTGTATATAGAAATTAAGGTTTTATATATAGAACAAGATTACTTGTATATAGAGACTATATAGAATTTTAAATTTATTATTTACCATTTATTTCAATGCATAATGTACAAACATTCATTACTAAGATAACTGTATAAAACATATTGAAACACATTAAAACAAAGTGAGGTGAATTTAGATTGTTAAGCAAAGTAGAAATAGACATTCTAAAGCATTTATCAAATGAAGGATTGGTTGATCAAATGAATTCAAGAACTATAAAACATATCAGTGAAAAAATTGGAATTAACTATTATAGAATCCGCACAAATTTAAATCACTTAAATTTATTAGGGATGGTTAAAAAAGGTTTTAAAGAAAAAAGTTCAAATACTTTTTACATTTCTGAAATTGGACAAAAAAATATCCCCAATTAAGGGGATAAGGGAGGTAATGAGAATGTGAACAAAAAAGTAGAGATAACCTAAGTTTCATCTTCCATGAAATTCTTCATGCAAATGAATATGCGTGGGGTAGGGTGAATTATGCAAGTACATTAGTTGTTTTAGCGTAAAAGTTGAGTGGTAAGATTTGCTATCTGTGTAACGCTGTACCCAAAACCTACTAAACCTGTTAATACTAGTCCTACTCCTAAAAACATATCAATTCCTTCTTTCAATTTATTTTAAAATTTGAAATCTTTATTGTTTACCTAGTAAACCATTTAATTGCAATGTAAGCTATTATAGCAATCACAATAAAATTTAGTATAATCCATAATCTGTCTTTATATAATTGTTTTTGATTCATTTTTATTGACCTCTTTTTGATTCTGATTGTATTGTGTCCTAAGTCAAAAATTTTATACATGAAAATTATGAAAGGAGAAAAATTTATGCTAAAAACCGTAGAAGTGTTACTGAATATTGCAAGCTATGGGATTATGGCAATTATCTGTGTAGTTATTATAAGGATTGGATTAAAAATTTGTGGTATTGAAATTTTTGGTGATAAAAAATAAAGAGCAATCATGTTCCAAAGGAGGTAATCATATGCTCCTAGATGCCTTTGAAAAAACTATTTTTCCGTACTTAGTACAGATTGGAGGGATTCTCTTTATTTATTCAATTATATGTAGTTCATATATAGTGATGCGGAAGCATGATATAAAAGAACTCGTTGAAAAACTTCGTTCACTTGTTATTGGTTATATGATAATTAAGGGTGCTTTTGTTATATTAGCCTTTATCAATAAGCTCATCGAATCCATGAAAGTTTGAGGTGACAAATATGGCAGGGGCATTGGGTGATTTCGTAAACCCATTTATACCCAATCCAAATCTTGCAAATCCTTCTGATAATTTTATTGAACGTGGTATATCATCTGGTATAGAAAAAGGGATGGGTAAATTCGGAGAAAATCTTCTTCATGCAGGTCAATTAAAAGCACAAAGCTTCGCAGAAAATCTCCCTCAATTAGCTGGTTTGGCTTTAGTTTGTTTTTATGTCTATATTGGATATAAAGTTTTCTTTACTCAAAGTACAAAAGGTTTAGAAAAAATCTTTCCTATCACGATGTTATATATCATATTTAAACTTTTTTGGAAAATTGTTTTGCATATATAGGAGGTTTGAAAATGTTTCAACAAATTAGCTTCAGAGAAAAAGAAATATTTAGAAAAGAAAAAACTATACACGAAATTTTTGAAATAACTCCTTCGCGTTATATCGATCCAGCAAAAGCATTAGAAGAAATTTTGACACAAATGACAGCCGTTTATGAAGGAAATTTACGATGGGATTATTTATCGAAATCTTTTGTGTATAGTAATAGTCCAATTTATTATGAGATTCTTTATTCCGAAGGTAAAATTACTTTCAACTATATTTTACCAAATAAATATTCAAAAATTATTACAGGAAAGATCGATAAAATTTTCAGGGTCGCTGGGATTCAGCAGAAGGATGATTATTTCCCTAAAATGTTTGCGAATTCTCATTACTGTTCTTTTCACCAAAATAGACATTTTATGTTTAGCTTATCAACTGATATAAAAGAAACTGGTTTATTGGATGGATTAATGTCTATTATTAGTAATTTACAATTAAATGATAATTTATTACTTCAGATAGGAATTGTCCCGTTAGAAGATCATTGGAAATCTGAATGGTTTAAAGCAAACCAAAGATTTAAAAACGGTGAAGAATTAAAAGTTGAAGGAAATATATTTTTAGATGCAATAGATAAAACATTTAAATTAGGAGATAATCTTTTTGATTTAGTAGATACCTTAATTGGAGTTGATACAAAAAAGAAAAACAACAGAATGGATAGAATGGATATGCAATCAAGAAGATTTGAAATGTTAGGAAATAGTAATTATAGAAATGCACATTTTACAAGTTTAAAAGTGAACTGGAATGGATATTTAACAAGTATAAAAGTATTTTGTGATAATTCTAGTCCTAGTAGAATTAGATATTATTCTAGATTATTTAATGGGATCTTTAGAATTTTAGATGGAGATCAGGAATTAAGAATGGGTAGTATAAAAAGGTTTAAAGGAAAAGAAAGAATATTTGAAACACAGATGTTTAATAGAAATATATTTTCAAGTAAAGAACTGAGCCAATTTTTGCGACTCCCTGACAGGAGGCTACAATACGATTTTAAGAGTTCTATGAAGAGTATTGAAGTTACTGAAAACGAAATTCCAAAGGAATTACTTGATAAAAATTCTATTCCTATAGGGGAGACTACTTATAAAGGAAATAAGATTATGACTTATTGGAATACGAAAGATAAAGATATGAGTCCAATGCATAAAATAATCACGGGGTTACAAAGAAGCGGTAAGAGTAATTATTTACAACATTTTGCCATAAATGCTATGAAAGCAGGACATTCAGTTTTTGTGATTGATTCTATAAAGATGTGTGAACTAGCAGATGGAATTAGAGATCATTTACCAATGGAATTTCACGATAAAATTATTGTATTAGATTATAGTAATTTAGATTTTTTACTTTCTTTAGCATGGAGCGAATTAAGAAAATATCAATCAAATACTGATACTAAACATCGCATGTTATTAGCTTCACAAATTGCTGGAAATCTTGAATCTTTTATTGAAAGTGTCGGAGGAGCAAATACACCACAAGAAAAATTTAGTGCAAGGATGAAGCGTTTCTTAGCTTGTTCAGCAAAATTGGTTTTATCACAAGATGGCACTAATATAAAAGATGTTTTAGATGTGCTCCAATATAGAGACATTAGAGACGAATTTATTATAAAATCCAATTTACCAGAAGATAATGTAATTGTTCAAGAATTAAGAAGATTAGACGATCCTAAAACTGGAACTAAATACGATTTAATATCAGGCATTATTGACAGAGCATCAATCATGACCAATGATTATTTACTAGAATTGTTATTAAATCAAAAACCAAATGATGATATTGATTTTAGATATTGGGCTGATAATGGTTACGCAGTATTAATAAAAGTATCAGAACTTAAAATTAGTAGGACAAGTTTAAGACCATTAGTTTCATTTATTTATTCAAAAATATGGTTAAGCATGTTTTCTAGAGGTGAACAAAAAAATCCAAGACTCACACACGTAATACTTGACGAGATTCATAATTTCCCAGAAATATGCAATATGATCAAAGGAAATTGTCGTGAAGCAGCCAAATATGCCCTTAGTTATGTCTTTACATCACACATGCTCACAGATCTCAAGGGATTATTGTCAGTAATTAAAGGATCTGGAGCTAATTTTATGTTATTTAAGACTTCAAAAGAAAATTTAAAATTATTAGAAGAAGAACTAATGCAAGGTAATATTGAAATTCAAGAAGCTATGGAATTAAAAAAATTTCATAGTATCAATATTGTTAATTATGATAGAGAATATTCAGTATTTACTACTAAATCTCCCGATTTAATAGATAAAAGTTTTAAGAAATATGATAGAAGTTATTTAGATCTAGAATGTAGTAAAAAATATGGGACTCCATTTGAAGATTAATGAGGTGATTATTATGGCAATCACAGATTACAAAATTACTACAAAATTTCATGAAAAAGATTGGTTTCATCCACAACCTCATTCTGGTTGCGATTATGCTCTACCACTAAACACACCAATAGAAGCAATTTCTGATGGTGTAATAATGGGAATATCAACCAATGAAATACTAGGAAACAATATACGTTTTAAGACTCCTCATGATGAAATAATTGTCTATGGACATTTATCTGAATTTAAAACAAAAGTAGGAGATCAAATACACAAAGGAGATATTGTCGGATTATCTGGTGGTATGCCAAATACTATTGGTGGAGGTAAAAGTACAGGCCCACACTTGCATATTAGCGTTTATACCAACGAAGGAACACTCGTTGACCCTATTCCTTATGTATTAAATAAAGTAGAAAATAATAATTCTAGTCCATTTTTATTTCCTATGATATTAATTATACTATTAGTCATTTTATGGAAATTCCGCAAATTTGTTTTTTATGGTATAGTGATATTTATTTTATTGATAATTTTATTTATTGTATCTTAAGAGAGTGACAAGTTCACTTTTTTATTTATTTTTAAAGATTTAGGTATTTTTTACTGTACTTATGTCTATAATATGGTAAAATATATTATGAAAAGGATGATTTTTATGAAATTCAGCGTTAAAAATGAAATTGGTTAGACGAATGGAAAATGCAGGTAATGTAAATAGTGCAAATAATAAAGGAGATGTTCATAAGATGGATAAAGTAGTAGAAAACAGAGGATTGTTTGACGATATTATGGTGCAACCTGGCGTAGATGATGAATTAGAAAATATGAAAGATACGAGAGGAGAAGATGAGATGGGTAGATCACGTAAGGAAGTTATTGAGGAAACAGAAGAGGATTTGAGAATCAAGGAGATGGCTTTTAAACGGATGGGTAATATAGAAAACCAAGACAATAAACGCCTCTCAGATGATGCTTTGAGAGAACAGTTAGACGAACAAAATAGGAGAATTAGAGAAATGAGTAATCCCCCTAATAAAGAAGAAGATAAGAATGAAGTTGAAGGGAAAAAGGAGTTAAGTGATAGTGAACTGAAGGAACAGCTTAAAAAGTTAAATATGAATGAATTTCCATCATTAAGTAATCAAAGTAAAGTAAATGAAGAAAATAAGCAAGAAAATCAACCACAACAAGAGCAAAAGAGAAGGGGAAGACCTAAGAAAGAAGATAAGGTTGAAGGCGAAAAAAATATAGGTACTAAAGACCACTGGCAACTTCAGAATTGTATGGCTGTTTTTCGTAATGGTTCTCCGTATAAATGGATTACAACTCTTAACGCATTCCAGCTATCAGAGATGTACTCCAGTCCTAATAATCTAATAACTTATGATCCTTCAATTCAAAGAGGAGTACGTGTTTCCGCAAAAGGCGAAGAAAAACCATTGATTTTTAACCCCAATGTCAAAACTATTTTAACTAAAATGCTTGATGGAACAATGGATGCAGGACAAGTATTGTTAAATTACGCTAAAGAATATCCTCAAGGATTAAATTACGATGAAGAAGGTACTTTGTCTGGGCAAAACCCATTATCCATTTGCGATTCAGCGCACAGGTTAGAAGCAATGAAGATATGGGTTAAGAAGTTCAAAAAAAATAAAGAAAGCACCAAAGATCCTAGAGAATTTTATTTACCTGTAATGATTTTCAATTTAAATCACCAAGAAGCTGAAAATCTTTTTGTGGAGGCAAATTCAAAAGGTAGACCTATTTCTAAAACTCGCATAGCTTTTCACGATGTGTTTAATCCAAACCGTAAAATTGTTGACACAATTGAATCAAACAGTTTATTAAAAGGACGTATTGAGCAAATTTCTGGATCAATTAAAAAATCTAGCAACAAAATCATTACTTATAAAACTCTTCTTGATAATACAACACAATTTAAGGCATCCACACCTAAAGAAGCGGAAGAAATTGGTTTATACCTTGCTGAATTTTGGAATGAATTAATTACTGAATTATTTCCATATGCATTAGGAAACATTGATGCAGAATCAAAAGCAGAGCAAAAGAAGCAAAGTTTTATTTTAGAAAATATGTTTATTTCGGGTTATTTTGCTGTTGCTAATAAATTACGAGGTGTAGAAGATTGGAAAGGCAAACTTACTGAGTTGGCAGAGAACGATTTTTTAAGTCGAAACAATCCAATATGGAGTTTTTGTCTTCGTGAAGGTGACAAGATAGTAAATAGTTCTAAGGTACAAAAACAAATTGCAGAAATTATGTGTGCGAAGGTTTTAGAAGAAAAGTAAAATGCAAAAAATAAGGAGTAATAATCTTAAATTAATAAGATCATTACTCCTTATAATAATTATTTATTATTTATGTATTCTTCATAATACATCCAAACTAATTTTATTCCATTGGGTAATTTACCTGCTGATTTCCTTTTGTGACTACAACAAGACGATATACTAGCTTTATTTATTTTATATTTTCTTGATGCATTTGACTGAGAATCAAATACTTCATTTGTTGTTAAACATATTATTTTTACACTATTTTTCTTATGTATTAACTTAAAATTTTTATCTATTTCTTCCTGTGAATTATAATCAGTCCATCCATATTGGAATCCTTGATTTAAATATCTTCTTATTGTTGTATTACTGATTTTAAGTATTTCCATCATTTTTGATATATTTTTAACCCCATTATTCCATAGGTCACATGTTGTTTTTATTATACCTAATCGGGCATATTTATCACAACTTAACCAATCTATATCTTCTTCTTTGAAATTTAGTAATAATGGTAATTTACTACTCATTATACTTTTCTTAATCCATTCTAATTCAGATTTTCTACAATCTAAAATTATATAATCCTTCACTTTATTTTCTTTTGCTTTATATTCTTTATTTTTATCATTATGTTTTATTTTCTTTAATGAACCCCATTTTTTATTCTCTTCATAATGTTGCAATCCATGAGTTTCTATTATACAATTTGAATTTATTGAAGTATAAGGGATATAAAAATCATATTTATAATTATTACACCAACTGAATGTCTTTTTTGTCAATTGTGATTTAAAGTTGAAATCCAATTGATCTAACATTGAAAACAAAAACTTTTCTGGATAGTAACCAGATGAACACTTTGGACAACGAACTCCGAATTTTATTAAATCTGGAATTCTTTCTTCTTTTTCATTACCACAATTTAAACATTTTACCCAAACATAATCATGTGAACCCATAGAATATTTTGTAGCATCATCTTTATTTACTAGGAAAATACTTAAATATGGATGAGTAATATTTATCATGTTGCATTTACTGCAATTAATAAAACTTTGTTTTCCACTTGTAAGACTGCAAATATGCTTTAATTCTGATCCATGTTCAGGATGTTCTAAACATTTAAACCAATATCCTTTTCCATGAAGCCCGATAGAATTACAATTTACATCGTAAGGGGTTAATATATTTCCATCTTTATCAATGTTTATATCATAATCCCATCTCGAAAGTATTTTATTACATTCATCTTTTGATAAATTTTCAACACACCATTGTTTAAAAGACTTACCATTTTTTAATTTTGTTTTTCTACCTTTTTCTCCTCCAAATAATTTTGAAATGCACCTTTTACAATAATATTTATTATCATATTTTTGTATTGCTTTAATATAATTTTGCCATACTATAGTAAGTGATATTGGATTGTCACATTCTTGACAATCGCATTTAACTTCTACATCAACATTACTACCATTTGTTAAATCATCTGTTTTAACATTAAATTGATCTCCAAGTTTAGTATAAATATATCCCTTATTTATATACCATAATTTGTTTCTAGGATGCCATTTCATTTCAACCTCTGTGTTAATCAATCCCATAAATCATCAATTCTCCTTCCACTATTTAGAGAAATAAATGGAAAGAAGAGATGTGATAGTGGCACACCTCTTTCTTATTACATCTAATCCCGTTGCAATCAGAATTAAGACAACCATAAAAAATTCACAAATAAAAAGAGAGTTATCTTTCAAACTCTCTTTAAATCAAAAGAGCAATACCTCCAATAAAGGAAGCATTGCTCAATATTTTATTATTTTTGGTATGCTTGGAGAGATTTGAACTCCCGACATTCTGTTTAGAAGACAGATGCTCTAATCCAACTGAGCTACAAGCATATAATTCGTTTATCTACCTGTGAATATCTTAGCATATTGGGATATACTTATCAAGGTTAAAATGAAAAATATTATATTTAATTTATTATTAAAATAATTTAATCACACATTTC